GTCTTCGATGTCTCGCTGGATCAATTCAAGATCAACCTGGGTGACAACGATTACATCGTGGGCTTTGTGCCGTTTCAGGAAGACAAGTTCCTGATCTTCAAGCGGAACAGCATCTATTATGCTTACATTCCGCCACCTGCGATCACGAACACGACGATTGAGCGAGGAATCGACAACTCTTCCTTCGTTCAGACGCTAACCAACCAGTTTGGATGTATCGCAAGACGCAGCATTACGTTTGCCGGACAACAGGTATTCTTCCTGTCTGATCGTGGCGTTTATCTGCTCAATAACACGCTAGATCTAAAGTTGGTAGGAGATCAAAAGCCGCTGTCTGATCTTATCTCAGACATTATCGAGGACATCAACACGCAGTATGCTCAGAACGCTTGTGGCTTGTTCTTTAACAACCGTTATTACCTATCAATCCCCTTGGTTGATTCCGTTGTAGCTCCCACGACTAACAACGCTACGCTAGTTTACTCACTGCTTAATCAAGCGTGGGAATCGGTGGACAAGTATCCACAAGATATCAATGTTGGTTCTTATGCTCCTAGAGTGCTGCTTCAAGCGGTTTACAATAACAAGAATCAGATGTTTGCAGTATCGTTAAGGAAGCTGCATCTAAGCGAACAAGGTGACATCGACATCCTCAACAATGGAAGTGGAACGCCAGTTTTAGGTGTGATGAGACTTGGAGATACTTCAGGCGCAGACTCAGCCGTATTTGTCACAGGAGTGATTCAGACGCCGATTCCCGCTATCCTCACAAGCCGTCGTTACAGCTTCAAGACCTTTGATCAAAAGCGGTTCTCTGGCCTTCAAACAGACATGCTTCTCGATGATAACACTAATATTGATATTTCTGCTATTGCAATTAATCCAGACACGGCAATCAGCTTGATTAACTTCACAAGCACCACTGTTGCAGATAAGAACGTCAGGGCTAAGGTTTCACGCCGAGCTTATGCTCTAGACATCAAGTTCACAATCAATTCAGGACGGCCAACCATTCGTGGTTTGACCATTGATGCCGTAATTCCTGGGCGTAACCTAGTCTCAACTGAATAAAATATGCCTACTCTCGCTTCTACCCAATCATTCACTGACGGCAATGTTCTGAGTGCTACCTCACTGACTAACCACGTCATTGATGCAACTCCACTAGCAACATTCATATCTGGTCAAACGGCTGTATCCGCTCCTGTTCCTGCTGATGAGTTCCTCATTGCTACGGCTGGTTCTGCATCAGCTAAGAAGATCAGTCTTTCAACGCTAGCCGCTAACCTTCCAACTGGCACCACTGCCGTAGATTTAGCTGTAACAGGCGCAACGACATTGACCGGAGTATTAACGGCAAACGGAAATACGATCATCGGCAACGCTGCCACTGACACTCTGACAGTCAACGCAGCCTCAAGCTTTGGAGGTGACACGACTCTCGGAGGCTCTGCTGTAACAAGTGCAACGTGGGCACGATCCACAACCACACTGACTGTCACAAAGACTGCTCACGGCTTAACAACTGGCAATTCTCGTTACTTTGTATTCACAGGCACAAGTTCAACGCCAGTGACTAGCAGCGTGCTCAATGGCACTTATACCGTGACTGTCACATCTGTTGACGTGTTCACCATTACCGTTGCAGATGCAGGTGATGTGGTTGGAACTGTGACTTGGTATGAAAGGACGCTTACTCTCAGTTCTACCATTACTGGTCCACTACAGGGTAACATTCCCGTCAATGTCGCCAGTGTTGAACTAGGCACAGGCGATGAGTTTCTAGTCAAAGACGTTTCAGACTCAAACCGAGTCAAAACAACGACTGGTGGTTTGTTTAAAGCCTGGGCTAATATCAACGCCAACTTTACTTCAATCAATGGTTCTGTGACTCGTACTGGAAACACAGCGACCATCACAAAGACAGATCACAACCTTCGTGTTGGTGACGTTATTTACATCACCGGAGGCTCTGGAAGTATTGCGTCTAGTTGGTATGCTGTTTTCAGCGTCCCTAGTTCCTCAACCTTTACCGTCATTACAGCAGCCAGTGGCACCATTTCGACGCCTGCGGGTGTCACTTGGTATCAGCACACCATTTTAGCTGGCAACAATGTTTATGCGGCTTATGGGAAGAACTCGGAAAGAGTGATTCATGTGAGTTTTATCAATAAACCACCTTCGGTAGATTCATACATTGTTAACCTCGCTGCTGCTAAGTTTACACTTGGTAACAACTGTTTACCTCCCCAAGTTAACAATATTGATGATAAGTTTCCATCTGACATTATCAAGACCGTCAATGGTTTTGGTTTTGTCAGTTATACTACAACTGGCACTGTCACAGCCACAACTGGCGAATATCACATCCAAGCAATCTGGTAATGAAACCATGGGAACGAGCAAAACAATGGCTTGAAAGGTGGCCTAATGCGGTTTCCTTTGAGAACTTGTTGGGCAGTTGTCTTCGGTATGGAGTCGTTTACTCTTCTGACACTAGCTTTTGCTTGGCTCAACAATGTTACTGGGATGGATATAAACCATTCTTTTTGACTGATAGACATAACGGATGGTTTGTGCATCTTGCTTCTGGAGACTTAGGGGATATACTTCTGAAAGCTCCTCACGCTTTGGAATATCTTGTCTTTCAGCGTCATGGTTTGGATAAATATCACGCTCGTAAATTTAACAAAATGAAGGAAAAATATGGGATCATCAGCTGAAGCACCACGACCAACTAGCTACGAGAAAATGATGACGGATACTTTAGCCGCTCAGGGCAAGATTGCACCTAGGCTGCTACGGGCTGAACAGAGGTATCAACCTCTCTATACCGCCTTAAACATCTCTCAGTTAGGACAAGCAGCCCAAGGATTGCAAGGTGTTTACAACCAAGCATTGCCAGGTGCCATTGATTTTCAGAATCAACTCACTGAAGCTGATATGGCACAGCAGGCAAAATACCTGCCTCAGTTTGTGCAGCAGTATCGAGAAGGCGCTGGATCAGCTAACCTGCTCTCACAGCTTCAAACTCAAGCCGAGGAAGGTCTAGCCGCTGGTTCTAGCTTAACACCGGAACAGCAGAGAGTTGCTCAACAACAAGCTAGGGCTGCTTATGCTGCTCGTGGAATGGGCACAGGCAACCGCGCTATTGGTGCAGAGATCATGAGCCAGTATGGAATGGGTGAAGCTCTACAACGCCAACGTCAGCAGTTCGCTGGCAATGTTGCAGGACAGCTAGAGCAATCTGGTGTCCCTCAATACTACAACACGACTTATCAACCAGTCGGTCAAACCTTGTCTGGCATTGTCGGTGGTTCGTCTGGCTTGATGGCAGGGAGACAGTTCCAGCCTGAAAGCCAGTTTTCCTCTGACATCTACTCACAGAATGCACAAAACCAAATGACTGCCAGTGCAGCCAATGCTTCAAACAGGGCAGGAATGGTTAGCGCAGGGGTTGGAGCAGTTGGAACGATTGCAGCAGCGGCTCTCATCTAATGACTAAACTCGACAACACAAAGAAGATCATTGCCAACGGCATCAAAGCCTTTCCCAAGGGAATGGTTTGCTGGAGTGGTGGCAAGGATTCTATGGTGCTCCTTCATATCATGAAAAGCATGGGCTTGAACATGCCTATCGTCTTCTTTCGTGAGCCATGGCAGCCTAGGAAGTATGTCTTCGCCGATGACCTAATCAAGCGGTGGAATTTGCTGGTTTATACCTGGCATCCACAAGAGTCTGCATTCCAGCAGACAGGTGATGAGTTTGAAGTGCAAAACTTCTATCAGGTCAACTCAACCATTCTAACGTGTCCTACGGGCATTGTAGAACCAGCTCAAGGCTGCTCGTTTGCCTGCTCTTTAGACATCCTTAAAAGGCCAAAGCAGTTGATGCTAGAGGTGCCTGAGTTTGACGCCTTGTGGATAGGTCACAAAGGCTGTGATTCAGACCCAATTCTAGGCGGAGACGCTGGCACTCGTATTGAATCCAGAGTTCTCTGGAGCCAGTCAAACATGATGTTCCCTCTGCGTGATTGGACTCATGATGACATCTGGGACTACATCGAACGATATGATGTTCCATACGATTCAGACCGCTACGAGAAAGCACAAGGCAAGTGGCGTGAGAAAGCAGACAAAGCGCATAATGTCGATTACGTCCATGCTTGCACACGTTGCGTGGATCGTAGAGCTAACGCTCCTAAGTTCGTTCACTGTCCCAAGCTGAACATGACGATTGAGAACATTTCAGGACAGGTGCCATGGGCATCACAGGAAAAACTAACCTACATGAAAGACTAATACTATGAATCAAGGCGGATACTTCGGAGCTTACAGACAAGGATTTCAAACCATGCCAGATAATGCGTATGAGATGATGACGGCACCATCTCGACAGATTTCTGGAGCAATTGAAGACGCTTCTAGTCAAATAAATAATGCTCTTGTTGAAAGATACACTCAGCAAAGAGGAACAGAAGCTTTAAAACAAGGTAATATTGCTCAATACAAGGGTCTGGAATCCATATCAAAAGCGACTGGAGTTCCAGTAAATCCAGAGTTAACTAATCAATTTGCTAACATGGGTGAAATGAAGGCAAGGGAACAGCAGGCTGCTTTCCAGCAATCATTGAATCAAGAGCTTCAACGTCAGCAGATGCTTTACGGCATTGCCAATCAGCAGAGGCAGGCTCAGCAAGCTCAGGGTGGGCTTTACAAACAACAGTTTCAAAACTCTCTCGTTTCTGCTGGTTATACTCCGCCACCAATCCCAACGACTCAAAATGCACAAGTTGTAATAGAACCATCTTTACTTCCCCCATATCCAAACCTTGTGGTTCCTGGTTATGGTGATCGAGTTGGGCCACTTCGACCAATTAATCAACGATATTAAGATTATAGAAATACCATTATGCCTGAACAATTTGATCCAAGAATCTATGAGCGGTTTGTTGCTCCATCTGTTCCTGTTAATCCAGATCAGATTAATCGGTATAACCAGCAATCCATTCCTGTTGCTGTGCCTGTTCCTGAAGTTCAGAACTACGCTCCACAACAGGCTCAAATGCCTCAACAGCAATTCGTTCAACAAGCTCCACAGCAACAGATGCTTCAGCCAGATCCTCAACTGATTGCCTACAACAAGCTGATCGAGGACAGGTTTAATGAGCTGGCTAATCAGTTTGGTGGAATCAATCGTTTGATTGAAATGGACTCAGTTGAATTGGCTCAAAAGAAAGCTGCTGCTGACATTGCTTCCTATTGGGGGCCACCTCCTAAGCCACAACAACCTCCACAAGAACCTAGAGTGATTGAAATTGATGGCAATAAGATTGCCACTGGTGGAGACTTCCGTTCACCTGTCATCCTTCCAACTGAAGCTGAAAAGCAATCTCAAAAATTGGCTGTTAAAAAGGCTGAGGCTGAACTAGCTCAAGCAGAGCAGAAATCTCAGCTTGAATCTGGAAAAGCTCAACAGGAGTCTGCCGGATCATTGACGGGATTAGCGCAATCCGTTCGTATCTTTGATCAAGCTTCTAAACTGGCAAAGAGCATGAGAAGCAGCCCAGTATTGTCTCAAGCCGTTGGTGGTGGAAACCTACTTTCAGCAGGCATGAAAGCATTCGAAAGAAGTGTTGCTGGCACTCCTGAGTATGACTTTGCCGCTAATGCTAACCGCCTGAAGAGTGCTGCGTTTGCTCAAGCAATCACCATGCTGAAAGGAATGGGCGCTCTGAGTAATGCAGAAGGACAAGCTATTACCAACTCGCTCACAGATGTTGACAACTTGAAGCAAAGTCCTGAGCAATATCAAAAGAGACTTGATGAGTTCTCTGGCTTAATGGATGCCTTAATTGCATCTAAGCAAAAAGAACTAGCTTTGATTCAAGGACAGTCTGCAAAGTCTCCAAGTTTTAATCTTGAAACCTTTGATCTTGGATCACTCCCGCCAGACAATGCTGGATTACCAGCCGATGCAAATGCACAGGCTCAACCTGCTGCATCTAATCAACCGATTAAAGTATCAAGCCCAGGAGCAATTCCATTTATTCGTGATTCAACAGGTAAACTGATCCGCCAACAATAATATGCCCAAACAAGTCTTTCTTGAGTCTCGCAATCAAACCCTTGAGTTTCCTGATGACGCGACTCAAGAGGAAATCAATCAAGCTATTGCCACCGAGTTTCCTCGTAATGGGGAAGATGTGGCATTTGATATGTCAAAGTATCAAAGCGTTTCAGATATTCGTGACTTTATTGCAGCGATTCCAGATGATGACTATATCATGCTCAACAACTACAGCGCAGACAAGAAGCTCTCCTGGGGCGATCTTGCTGGCATTGCAGGTGATGCCCTTGGGACAATCGTTGGCGATGCTGTAAAAGGCGCTGGTGCTGCTGTTACAAAAGCAGGTAAAGGCGTTACTGAGTCTGCTCTTCGAGGTGTAGCTGCTGGCACTGTTGATATTGTCAATCTAGGTCAAAAGCTGATCAAACCTAAAGAACGCATTCCTACGTTTGAAGAGTTCGTGGCTAAGACACCGACCACAAACAGGCTTGTCGATGTCCCACAACAGCAGGGTGCCACTGGTTTGACTTATGCATGGCCTTCTGAAGAAGTGTCTGCAACAACTGAAGACGACTACAAGGCATTTATCAATCGTCAGAGACAAGCTGAAATTGAATCTCTCGACCTTGCTGACATCTCCGAGAAGCTCATCCAAGGCTCTCCAGTTCCTGAAGTTGCTAAGGGTGCATCTTATCTCGATGCCGTTACGCTTGCAGGACTAGCTAAGAGTGTTGCACGGTCTGGAGTTAAGAGCATCTACAAAGCAGCCGCAAAACAACCGCTAAAAGCTGCTGGTGCAGTAGCTCCTGACGTTGCTGCTAAGGGAGTCTATACAGGCGTAGAAACAGGCACGTCATTCATCCCTAGAAACATGACGGCAAACGCTGAGAAGTTCGCCACTAAAGTCGGTGAAGGTGCTCGAAAGGCTGGATTTACTGGCGTTCAGCTAGGCGCTGGCACCGTCAAAGGTGCTGCTGATCTTGGTAAAGGTGTGATTAACCTAGCCAACAAGCTAGGTCTTGAGAATGCCGCACTGCGAGGAACGCTAGGCGGTGCCGTTGGTTATCAAGAAGGTGGAACTGAGGGTGCAGTAATGGGAACTTTAATAGGTTCAGCGGCTCCAGTTATCGCTCGTGGAGCTTTGTCTGGTGTATCAAGAACAGCAGACTTCATTGGTGCTGCTGCTAAAGTTGGCAAGACTGGTCCATCTAGGACGGGCATCTTTGAGAAGATGGCAACTTCTGCCAATATTAGTCCAGAGGCTCGCAAGATAGCTGAAAAGCTGCTCTTTACTCAACCTTTCGTGCAATATGCCGGAGACGTTGCAAGACAAGCCACCAAGAACGCTGTGCTAGGTGCTCCTGTTGGTGCTGCTTTAGGTTACGCCGCAGATGGTGAACAAGGTGCAGCAGCAGGCTTTGGAGCGGGTGCTGCAATCGGTGGTTTAGGAGGTGCTTGGGATGCTTCCTACGATGCCATGAAGTCTATTGCAGGACGATCCACTGCTAGAAGTCAGAGGAACGCAGCAGGTGACATTAAATCTTTCGTTAACGACATCACAGACGATCAAGCTAGAGCCGACTATGGCGAGATCATGAACAGAGCTATTCAGGTCGCTGGGCCTGAACGTGCTGCTGACATGCTCGACAGCTTGCGTCTAGCTGAAAGCATGGGTGCAACTGTGAAGACAGTGCCACCTTCACAACGAAAGAACGCTTTCAATGAGTTTGATTACTCAACGAATACGATCACGATCAATCCTGACCGGATGAACGCTGGCAGTGTTCAGCATGAAGTCTTCCATCAGTTGTTCAATGTTGGAGTTCGTGGAGAGTTACAGAAGGCACTCAGTGACGTTTACCTTCCCAAAAAAGACGCAGATGGTAACATCATTCAAGAAGGGCTGTTTGATGATAAGGAGTTCGCCAAGAAAGCCGCTGAACTTGCCAAACGATATGAGAACAATCCTCAAGGTTACAAGTACGCTTTAGAGCAGGCTTCTGTCCTCGATAATCCTGCTGGATTTAGTCCACAGGCAGTGGATAACGCCAGAGAATTTGTCATTGATGAGATGACGGCAGCATACACTGAGAAGTTCATGGGACGGTCTAGAACAGGTGTATTTAACCCTGACCGCTTGCCAATGTGGCATCGTCAAATCTTGGAGAACATTGATGATAAGATCCTCAATCGTATCAACGATAAGATGTTTGCAGATAGGAGCGTCAAAGATCCTACAGCATTCTTCACTGATGCTGAAGGTAAGCCAGTCCGTGTTCCACAGCTAGACAAGGTGCTGAAGCGTGCTTTTAGCCGTAAGATGGTCCGTGAGGCTCCAATGACAGCAGGCAAGACTCAGAAGGCTCAGAAGATCGTCATCCCAACGAAACCACGGGAGCTTGTGTCATTTGCAAACGCTGCTTTCGGTTCAACCCGTGACATTCTAGGCAGTGATGAGAATGGCAATCCTCGCATTCTTACGCCAGATGAACAAAAGGCAATCACAGCAGCAGACTTTGACGCAGCTAAAGCCGTTTATCAGAGCTTGCCAGACACTGACAAGCAGACTGTCAGGGTGGTGAACAAGGCAGGTGATCCTATCGACATTAATGCACCTGGCGCACGCATTGCCATCACATCGCAAACACCGGAATCAATCTTTGAGAACTTCTTACGAGTCGCTAAAGATCGTGGGATGGGTAATCAGCAGATTGCTAACATGAGACAGCTTTTTGCTTCCATGGCAGCGAATGAAGGGCCAACCTTTAACACGGTCAATAACCCTGTTTACAAGTTCGATAAGAAGAGTGGCAGGATGGAAGCTGATGTTAATCCTCCGAAACGACAAGAGATTTATCCTACAGCCATCACCGTCAATTCAGCGGGTGGCTTCAATGTTGAGTATATCGACATTAGCCGAGTTAAAGAGAACGCTCAGAAGATCATCCAGAATCCCAAGTATAAAGGAATCTGGGGCGGTCTAGATGACTTCATGACAGACTTTGGGCGTAGCTTAAAGAATCTCTCTTCTGACAATCCATTGCCAAGTGCTCAGTTGCTAGGCAACGGAAACGATAAGATTGGAGCTATGAAGCGCGACTTAATCGCTGAGAGTATGAATGTGACATTGCCTAAGCGGCTGGCTAAGACCAAAGGCTATGCAAATGAGCCTGTCATTGATCCTCTTACGCTGGCAACGAAGGAAGGCAAGGAACGCCGTATTGGTGGCAGTGCCTTCCGTGACTTCAGAATCGAACGTCTCACCGAGGTAACGCCGACTAACGAGCGTTTAAAGATGGTCAGAGAGAATGCTTATGTAAATATTGTCAGACGTTACCAACCAGACGCCTTCACTCCCGAAACCCTCCCTAACGGTGAAGCCTACACCAATCCCGATGGCTTCCGTATCCTCAATAAAACAGGCTCGAAACTCTTCAGGACATACGATGACACTGGAAAGCTAATCGGAGTCGCAGAATCGAAGGAAAAGGCAGTTAAAAAGGCGATGGATGAGGCTACGAAGAGGATGACAAAGGAGGAACCAAGCACAAAGCGGTTTCAGCCTATGCCGAAACCTGGAGATAAGATTAACGGACTAACAATCTACTCCGTTGACAAAACCTCTATAAAAGGTGAAGCTTGGGTTGTTACAGAAGAGGGTAGCGCTTTCTTTTACAGGCCAAATAGCCCTACATTCAAACTTACCCGTGGAAGATCCAACGTCATACCTAGTCAACGGTCAGAGCTTGATGCTCTCCGTAGAGACTTTCAAGCTGAAGCCGAAGCGCGTCCTCTACCAGTTCAAAAAAATAGAGAGCCATCTCAAAGTGGCTTCACTTACGAAACGCCAAAAATCAAAGGCGTTAAAGCCGAAGATTTAAAGGTTGGTGATTGGGTTGAAGGAAATGGCGGTCAACCAATTCAAATTCAATCTATTACACCTCGGAGCGGCGGATTGTGGTTAGATTTTGGCAATGGCAATGCGTCGTCAGCTGGATATACGAGTCGCCTTAATCGTGCTAACAAACCAGAATCCTCCAAACGCTTCCAGCCCGTCACTCCAGAGCAGGATGCCGCTTACTTGCAAGCGATTAAGGCTGGTGATAGTGAGACAGCTCAGAGGTTGGTTGATGAAGCTGCAAAGAAAGCGGGTTATAATGTTCAACCTCTTTATCATGGTGGAAATGCTGGATTCAATGAGTTCTCATTTGAAAAGATGGGAGAACAAGGAACAGCAGAAGGGAAAGGCTTTTACTTTACCAACAAAGAAGATATAGCTAAAGGCTATGTTAAAGAGTCGGGAGGACGACTCATGAAAGTAATGCTAAAAGAAGGCAATCGTTTGAATGGGCAAAAGGTAACAATCACCCGTTCCCAACTTGGAAAAATCATTGATTCTATTGATCCAAAAGGTGATGACTTTTTGGCTAACTACGGAGATGTAACTTTTGAAGGTCGCAATAAGGTTAAAGCGCAAGCTATGTCTAACCTTTTAGACTTTTCAAATTCAGATGTTGATCTTATTGCTGGAATAATCAATTCAGGCGTTTCACCTGAAACTATTTATGATGTAGTTGAAAAAGTAACAGGTAAATTCGGAATTAAAGAGAAAGCTACTTGGGGAGGCGAAGGTCATGAAATTAACATTGCAACTTCACCGCGACACATAAAGCTAGCCGACCCAGTAACCTACGACGACGCTGGCAACGTCATTCCACTCAGCGAGCGTTTCAATCCCAAGTCTAACGACATCCGATTCCAACCCGACGATCAAGTTACAACTGCAGTTCCTGACTTCAAGAAGACACCAGCAGGGGATAAGCCTCTTTTAGAGGTAATCTATTTCAAGAATCAAGATAAGTTCAAGGAAGCTGTTGCTAAAGGTCGCGTCCAAAAGGGTGTTCCGATTGAAACATTCGAGAACATGTCATTGGCTATTCATCAACCAGACTCTGCTATGGTTGGCGATGTAGTTATGCAAGGCGACAAAGTTGTGACTGGTCAGGGTGGTGTCTATTATCCTGTTTTGTTTGGTGACAAGGGATCGTTTTGGGCATCAACAGAGAAAGCTGCCAAATCAATGGCAGAGGAACTTAATAAAATATCAAGGCTGAACAATGGCAAGATATTGATGGGACTTACATCTGCACCAATTGACAAGATGTTTAGCTCAACCACTATGTCGAATGGAATGATGCAACTCTTACATAAGATAGCAAAAAGTCCTAGACAGTATGGCATCAATAAATCTACCGCGAACAAAATTCTGGTTGATGCTGTAAATACGCCTCTTGTCAAAAATGACAAAAAAACTGGCAAAACCACTGTATTCAAGTTTGATCAACGATTGCGTTCTTCTTCTAGTATGGAGGACAATATGTCGATAATGAATGAGCTTCTTGCTCCAGATAAATCTGCATTCCCTCTGCGAAAGCATTTCGTGCAAAACATCGCTAAATCTATTGCCAGTCATTTATCGCAGAATAAGCGAGCGTCTCAAGAGTTTGCGTCTTTGATTTCTCCGTCATCCAATAAATACGCAAAAGGCGACATAGTTAAAGGAAAGTTGTCAACAAGTGGCATCATCCAAGCACTCGGTGATCTATTCTCTGAGGAATTCACAAAAGATTTCCAGTCAATCACAAGCCCAGGAGGTGTTGGTGGATATCTGTATGCAATACTTGAGATGGATGGTGAGGTTGTTCCAGTGCAAAACAAGCAGCATGTCTCATACGACTACTCTGTTGACTCGACCTCTGGACAACAACCAAAGGTTCATATTTTAGACAAACCCGTTAAATGGAATGACACTCTTGGCCTTGTTAATACACAAGACTATGTTCCCGAAAGCATCAAAGACAATGTTTACCCAACAAATGTCGGTTTTTCATTTTCTGGAAAGCATGGAAACCTTATGGTTATGAAACCAAAGGAGGGTGCTTTAACTCCAATTGAGATCACTCGCTTCCAGCCCGATCCAGCATCACCCAACATCCTCAACGGTTCAGACGGATCACGAATCATCAAGTCTAGCTCTGGTAAATACCGAGTCTATCTAGCCACAGGCGCTCTGGCAGGTGTTAAAGACACTCTTGAATCAGCACAGAAACTCATCGAAACTAAATCAAAGTAATATGCCACTAATTAAAGGTTATTCTCCCAAGTCTTTTAGCAAGAACGTCTCCACTGAAATGAAGAGTGGCAAACCTCAAAAGCAGGCTCTAGCCATTGCCTACTCAGTGCAGAAAGCTGCAATGAAGAAGGCTAACAGAAAGAAATAACTAACTATGCGCCGCTTTATCTTCGCAACTGATCTGCACGGAGACAAACAGGACAGTGCGACGGTAAAGACGCTGCATGAGTTCACGACGGAGTTTAAGCCTCACGACAAGATCTTCGGTGGCGACATCTTCGATCTTAGACCACTAAGACGTGGAGCAGGAGCAGAGGAACAAGCTGAATCCATGCTTGCAGACTGGACAGCAGGCTGTGAGTTCCTGCGACAGTGGAAGCCTAACTATGTGCTAGAAGGTAACCACGACAAGAGGCTCTATGACCTGGCAGAGAACCATACAGCAGGGATTAAGGCTGACTATGCAATGAAAGGGTGCATGGAGCTTGCTGCACTCTACGGTAAGCTCAAATGCGTGGTTAAACCGTATCACAAGCGGTTAGGCATCATCCAGCTTGGCAATGTCAGATTCCTGCATGGTTTCCATCACGGAATTAATGCCTGTAGGCAACACGCTTTAGTTTACGGATCATGCATCTTCGGTCACATCCATGCCGCTGATTCCGTTGCCATTGCTGGCCTTGACAAACGAGTGGCAATGTCTAGCGGTGCTCTTTGTGAGATTGATATGAGCTATAACAGTGCTCATACATCGACTCTGCGACACTCTAACGGCTGGATATATGGCATCATCAACGAAAAAACAGGTGACTGGCAAGCATGGCACGCCAGACGAGAAACCAATGGCAAGTGGTTCCTGCCCACAGGATTCAAGGAATTCTGATTGGCTTGCTGCTCTTCAGGTATGCAGGAGCACTAGCTGTGATACACCACCGAGTGAGTGGAAGACCAGGACACAACTGGAAGCTGAATTTGGCCTAAAGCAGAGCCGAATGCGTGACGTAATTCGTGACATGCTTCGTGATAATTCCATCGAGCGCAAAACTTTTATTGTAATGAGATACAACGCATTGCGACATATCCCGCACTATCGGCTGAAATAATTGTTGCGTAATCTTTTAAAAGGATTAGAACTCCAGTCGTCAGCAACAAACAAGCTGACGCAAACAACAAAACAACACGACAATGGAACTCACTACTACAATCCTCCCCTTCCTCTGCGGATCACTCGCAGCCACCATGATCTTCACCGTCATCATCTGGAGGCAAGGCATCATGGATGACCGAATGGTTCGACATATCCGATCCACAGCTTATAATAAGGGCTGGCAGGATGGCAGAGATAGTCAATTCAAAGGAGAATAACCCAAACGCAACAACACTATGTTCAAAAAAGCGACAAGAAAACAGGCCAAGATTAAATTGGCAGTAACAGGGGCTTCCGGCAGCGGCAAGACCTACAGCAGCCTCCGACTAGCCAAAGGTCTAGCAAACGGCGGTAAAGTGGCTGTAATCGACACTGAGAACGGTTCTGCCAGTCTTTACTCAGACCGTTTCGACTTCGACACTCTCGATCTCAGCCCTCCATTCACCCATGACAAGTTCATCTCTGCCATTAGCGCAGCAGAGGGTGCTGGTTACGAGGTGTTAGTCATCGACTCAGCTAGCCACATCTGGGAAGGAATCCTAGAGTATAAAAGCAAGCTGGATGGCAGAGGAGGTAACAGCTATACCAATTGGGCCGATGCTGGCAACAAGTTCAAAGGCATCTTGGATGCCGTCTTGCAGTCTAAACTGCACGTCATCTGCTGCCTTCGCTCCAAGATGGATCATGTCATTGACAAGGACAGCAGTGGACGCACAACCATCAAGAAGGTCGGTATGGCTCCAATCATGCGTGATGGCATTGAATACGAGTTTACCACGGTTCTAGACGTGGATATGTCTCATCAAGCTAGTGCTTCCAAAGACCGCACAGGCATGTTTACCGACAAGATATTCCAGATCACCGAGGATACTGGGAAAGCTATCGCTAAATGGCTCTCCACAGGCGAAGTCGTAGCCGATACACCAAAGCAAGCTGGAGACTCTCTAGAGATTCAAATCATCGAGCATCCTTTGGCAGAGAAATACGTCCCAGAACTGCTTGTGAAGCTCAAGAAGACCAAGCTGAAGGAGACAACAACAAGGGAACAAGAACGCATTATCAACTGGCTAAACAACAAACAGGAAGAACTCAAGAAGCAGGAGGAAGCAGCATGAAAGAGAATACCATCATACACGACCTGAATGATCAGGAGTATCACAGCCGTCCTGAGATTAGCAAACATGGCCTCGATGTTCTTCACAAGTGCCCTGCTATGTTCCATCACAGCAGGACTGCACCAAAGGAGGAGCCATCACCAGCAATGCTATTCGGTTCCCTTGCTCACCTAGCAGTGCTGGAGCCTGACAAGTTCGAGACTCAAGCCTATGTCCTTCCCAAGCTGGATCGACGCACTAAGGAGGGTAAAGCTGAATACGACTATCACCAGTCTCAGGCAATCGGTAAGACTATCATCACACCTGCTGAAAAGGAGCAGCTAGACGGAATGGTTGCTGCAATCAAAGCGGACAAGCTAGCCGCTAACCTGCTCTACGGCATCGCTTCCACAGAGGCTTCTCTCTTCTGGGTTGATCCAGTCGAAGAGGTGGAATGCAGAGCTAGGCTGGATGCCATTCGGCACGATGGGTTCATTATTGACTACAAGACGTGTGACGATGCCAGCCCATCTGGCTTCAGTAAGTCAGTCTTCAACTTCCGCTATCACGTTCAAGCTGCTTACTACTGCGATGCTTTAGAGCTTATCACAGGCAATCCGAGCAAAGGATTCATCTTCCTCGCTCAGGAGAAGAAAGCACCGTATCTGACGGCCATCTACACTGTCCCACCTGCTCTCATGCAGCTTGGTCGTAAGGAATACAAGAAAGACCTTGAAACCTATGCTAGATGCTGCTTTGAGGATCAATGGCCAGGATACACGCAAGGATGGACTGACCTTGTGATTCCATCTTGGCTGAAAACCAATGAGTGAACCACTGTCAGATTGGAGGCTATTTAACTCTGGTGAGCAATCACTAGAGAACAGATACGCATGGTTAGGCTTAGAGATCATCAAATGCGCTCTACAGGATGCCGTTAAAGGCATTGACATCGGCCTAATTGATCCAGTCACACTGAAACAGAAAGATGCTCATCGTCCAATGATGGAAGACATGCATGAGTTCCTGCATGGTGCCGAGTGGATACAAGGTAAGGAATGCAGGGACTTGTGCCAGATGATCAATAGTTGGTCAGATGGCATACTGAAGATAACACCAGACACTTTTGTTGCTCTCCTGAAGAGATCAGCACGACAACGAACAGAGAAACCCAAAAACAAGAAATATGGAAAAACGAGACAACAGCGGAGCACTCTTTAAGAACGACCGCAAGACGACAGACAATCACCCTGACTACAATGGTTCTGCCCTTATCGGTGGCGTTGATATGTGGCTCAGCGCATGGATCAAAAAGGGTAATGGCAAGACTTATATGAGCTTGGCATTTAAACCCAAAGACGACAGCGCACCAAGCAAGACAACCAAGATCACAAAGCAGGTCGAGGACGACACTGACGCCCCTTGGTAGCATAACCCTTTGAGTTGTCTGGGAGTATTTCCTGTAGGTTTGTGTTGACCTATGTTTAACTCGCTGCCGCGCCAAGGATAGCCATAAGCAGCCCTAGCCAGACAACTCTCTTTCTTTCTTATCATGACTCTCAAACTAATAAGCGATATTGTTAACATTGAGATTGATCTTGGTGTTGACGGTAACATCTACGATTTAGCAAACGCATTCAGAGCCATGGCTTTTGCTGTAGGCTTCAGCATTGAAGACATTAACGAAGCTATTCCCTCTGATCATGAGTGCAGGTAAAGGTGATACATTCAGACCAGTCAATATGACTCGGTATAACGAAAACTACGATAGAATCTTCAGATGCCTAAAATCAACAGCAGAGCGAAAGGGTGCCGAGGTGAGCGAGAATGGAGAGACATGCTCAGAGCAGAAGGCTACGAAGCACGACGAGGACAGCAGTTCTCTGGAGGCACAGACTCGCCAGACGTAATCTGTAACGACCTTCCCAACCTGCACTTCGAAGTGAAGAGAACTGAGGGAGGTTCGCCATATAACTGGATCGACCAAGCTACTAGAGACGCAGGAGATAACAAACTCCCGATAGTTGCACACAAACGAAACGGGAAAGACTGGCTAGTGATGATGCCAGCTAATGTCTTCTTCCAGCTTCTCCGAGAGACTAACCAACCATTAATTTATAACAACAATGACAACACAAGAACGCTACAGACTCAAGACACAGCTAGCCAAACGGAATAACCTAACGTCACGCATTGCCAGCTTACAGCTAGGCCAGGAGATCAAAACCGTTTCAAAACGTAACGGGATGACAATGGCCAAGCTAGCTAAAGCTGCTGATATACCGTTAAGCTCAGTTATTAACTACCTCTACGGTACATGCCTGATGTCGATTGAGTCCTATTCTAAGCTCTGGCAGGAAGCCCAAAAGAAGCGTTGAAAACTTTTAAAAGATTTAGTTGCGTTACTTTGGAAAGGGATTATTATCCTGAGTAGTCGAAACCAAACACAACAACACTATGAAAGCCAACTTCCAACTCGCCATCGAAAATGCCCTTACTATTTATGCCGAATCGCTTGGCTGCACACTAAAGCAAGCTGCTGAATACTACCGCGACAGTGAATCAACCCGCGAATGTATTCAGCTTTTAGTTCTTGCTCAAGCTGATCCAGAAAAACTTAAAGCCATTGCCGCTTAACTCAACTCAGGGGTGCGACTGATCAACGCACGATTAAACACACAACACTATGAAAACAGATAACATCTCCCAACTCCGCCCGCTCTCC